CCATCATCAATAATATACCTTAAACTTTTGGTGCGTGTTAATATGCAAATGAGGCGTTTGAATTTGGGGAGGGTGAAAGGTGATTGGCTGTGGGGACGGCGACCGTTAGGGGCGGGGCGGGAAGGTGACGTTACAAGATTACCGGAAGTGACGATTCGTGGGAAAGAGGAAGTGACGTTTTTCCGGAATAAAATGCGGAAGTGAAATTTTCTCGCGGATGACACAGTTTCTGGGCGTGTGCTGGTTTTGGCGGGATTTTTTAGACTTTATCCGATTACGTCAGTGTATAGGTTGACTATATATTGCGCACAGGCGGCAGTCAGTTTATAGTTCTCCTGTCTGCTCTGCCTGATTTGTGCGGTAAGCTATGGCTGAAGTTTTGTATGTGATTTTGGAGGGGCCGGGAGCTAGGCTGCCTGTGCAAGAGGGGAATAATTACATTTTTTATGCTCCTGTGGATTTTACTTTGCATCCCAGAGGTGTCGCTTTGCTGCATTTGAGATTGAGCATAATTGTTCCCAGATGCTATATTGGACGTTTTTTTTCTTTAACTGATACTAACACTTCTGGATTGTATGCTTCATCGCAAATAATATTTGCTGCTCATCAACAGCCTCTTTCGGTGATGCTTTTTAATCATACTGACAGGTTTTACGAGGGTCGTGTTGGAGACCCTGTAGCCTGCCTGGTGTTGGAGAGAGTGATTTATCCATCCGTTCGCCAGGCTAGCATGATGTAATAACTTTTGTGCTGTTTTTTTACAGACTAATCGTACTAACAATGTTGGAGCGCAGCGCGGTAACTTATTGCATCTGTATTCCAGAAATTTTAAATGTTCATCTGGCAGAATTTTCTTTTATTAATTTTATACGAGAAACTCTGCCTGATTATGTTTCCAGCACTCTGGATGATATCACTGGAGGTTCTCAGTATGCTTATTGTAACCTCACTTTTGCTGGATCCCATTGGGGCGGTCTCCGTTTGTTCTGTACAGTAGCGTCCCCCGCTCTTATTCCTGGCGGACCTATGGCCAAGCAGTTTGGCGATGATTTGAAGGAGTTTTTACAACTTGAACTTAGAGAAGAGCTTAGAGACAATGGCATGTCGTTTGATGTTGCCATTCTCAATTTGCTGCAGGTGACACAGGAGCAAGATATTTTGTCATTATGAGGGTGTGCTTAAGGATGGTGGTGGAGGGTGCCCTCCGAGAGCTGTTTTTCATGTGTGGATTGGATTTACAAGAAGAAATGACACGATTAATTCAAGGCTGGAAAGATGAAAATTATCTGGGAATGGTACAGGAATGTAATATGATGATTGAGGAATTAGAACATGCCCCTTCTTTTGCTGTTCTTTTGTTTTTGGATGTGCGCGTGGAGGCTTTGCTTGAAGCCACCATTGAGCATCTTGAGAATCGCATCGTGTTTGACTTAGCTGTTATTTTTCATCAACACAGTGGGGGCGAGAGGTGCCATCTTCGTGATCTTCATTTAGAAATACTGCGAGATCGTCTGGAATAAAAAATTAATTATGGTTCTTCCATGTCTTCCTCCCCCTCCTTTGATTAAAACTCAAGCTAATTGTATTGCATGGTTGGGTATTGCCCATTCTACAGTGAATGATTTTATCAGAGCGATCAGACATGATGGAGTTTTCATAACAACTGAAGCCGAGGAACTTTTGACCAATCTACGGGAATGGCTGTACTTCAATTACCACACTGAATGCGTTAGGCGACGGGATAGAAGGCGAAGAGAAGTGTGTTGTGCTAAGGCTAGGTTTTGTCATGCAAAATACGAGAATGTCAGGAAGCAGCTCCATTACAACGAGGTCGCGTGCACGATCGACGTCATGCCACAGACATCATCCGTACATCATGGACCCTCATTTGAGGGCCCCTTTACCACGCTGTGAGGAAAATGAAACCAGAGCTTCTATGACTGAAGACCATCCACTGTTACCAGATTGTAATACCCTGACCATGCACAGTGTAAGTTATGTTCGCGGTCTTCCTTGTTCTGCCAGCTTTACTGTTTTGCAAGAGCTTCCCATTCCCTGGGATATGTTTCTAACCCCCGAAGAGTTAAGGGTTATGAAAAGATGCATGCATTTATGTTTGTGTTGTGCCACTATAGATATATTTCATTCTCAAGTGATCCATGGGCGAGAGAAGTGGGTTCTTCATTGTCACTGTAAACAGCCGGGTTCTCTTCAATGTATTGCTGGGGGAGCAGTGCTGGCTATTTGGTTCCGGAAGGTTATTAGGGGCTGTATGATTAACCAGCGCTGTCCATGGTACAGAGAGATTGTGAACATGCATATGCCCAAGGAGATTATGTATGTGGGCAGTGTGTTCTGGAGGGGGCGCCATTTGATTTACATTAAGATCTGGTATGATGGTCACGCGGGCATGATTATCCCTGAGATGAGTTTTGGCTGGAGCACCTTTAATTATGGCCTGTTAAACAACATTGTGGTAATGTGTTGTACCTACTGCAGTGAGCTAAGCGAGATTAGAATGCGTTGTTGTGCACATCGCACCAGGATGTTAATGTTGAGGGCTATTAAAATCATGCTTAGAGAGACTGTGGATCCTGATCCCATCAGCAGCAGTCGCACGGAGCGGCGCAGACAGCGACTGCTTCGAGGTTTGAGACACAACCGTCCGATCCCGTTCTCGGATTATGACTCCCATCGTTCTTCTTCCAGATGACTCTAATCCAAACTCCGGAGCCGCAGCCGCAGCAGTTGGACTGTGAAACCACCTTGAAAGACTGTTCCGATGGCTTTATATCTATCACTGATCCAAGATTGGCCCGCTCTGAAACTGTGTGGAATGTGGAATCTAAAACTATGTCTATCTCTAATGGAATTCAAATGTTCAAAGCTGTGCGTGGGGAGAGGATTGTGTATTCTATAAAATGGGAAGAGGGGGGCAAAATAACTACTCGAATCTTGTAAACTGATTTCAATAAAAAAGTTAATCTTTATTTTTTGTTGTCAGTCGTCTTCTCTGATATAAGAAAAAAAGAAGGGGGAGGTAATGAGAGTGACTTCGGTAGTTTCAGGGGCTTCCTCTGCATTTAGAGACCATGAAAAGTTCATAGCATAGGCCATTCCAGAAGCTGACATACGTCTGTTTAGTGTGACAGTAACTTTTAGTGGAAAGAGAGTTCCATTGGTAGATTTGTAGTAACACTCTCCATAAATGTAATCTTCATTTAGGGACTGAGTGGCGTATGTTATAAATGGATAGGCGGTGGTGCTGGGCATGAAGCCTTTGGCACTGGTTATGGTTCCAGTAGCCATGTTTTGGTTGTCTTTAAAGTTCAGGTTACTTTTAAGAGATGATAGGTAAGTGATAATTTGGCCGGTATTATCAAATGCGAGGTTTACATCTATTGTAACTTGTTTGTTTTTAAACAAGGTGTTAGTATATTCTGAGTCTCCCATTAATGTTATGTATCCATTTACCAGTCCTCCATTCTTCACTAGAACTAAAGTGAGCTTACAGTCTGGGGAATCTTCTCCCTCTTTAATTACACAGTTGGCACTTGGTTTTGCACCTGTCCACAAAGTGTTATTTTCCATTGCAATAGCACTGGAAGAGTCAAATACAAGACCTTTTCCAAGTTTGACACAGAGCTTGGCTTCGTTTGTTTGTAACCCATCGCTCCATTCTAAACCTATAGAATGGTTAGACTTTGTAAGTGGTGATGTGATGTTTATGTTTTCTTCTAAGAATCCATCAGTTGAGTTCACTTTAAGCCCTCCTCCTACTTTGATATCTAGGGCGCCATTAGCGGTTGTAAGGGGAGCAACACAATTTAGTGTCAGAACTCCGTCTGGGCTTTGTGTAAACCCATTAGGGGAAATGAAACCAGGGTTTATAAAGGGGTGTGAGCTGTTTTCATCTTCATAGGGGTAGACCGGGTTGAAGGAGCTGCTCAACCGAGTTCGTTTGGCCATCTGGGGAGAATAAAGAGATGAAGATTGTGGGTAGAAAAGAGGAACTAAAATTTGACATTCCATTTAAAGTGTGGAGAAAGTATGCTGCCAGGCGGGGTTTAGAGTACCAGAGTTGGGAAGAGGGAAGTGAGGTGCTGCTAGGAGAAAATTTGGACGGAGACATGATTGCTGATTTCAAGTAAGTGATTTTTATTATTGTTTTTTGAATGGGGGGAAGGAAAGTTGATCAGTTCATGGGTAGGATGTCTCGAAGGCCGCAGAGGGTCTTAAGTAGGGTGTAGATGCACTCGGTGGAACCGCAGGAACAGTGGATGCAACCCTTAGTATCTCCAGCCTGCTGGGTAATGACTATGGGGTTGATTCCCACCATACACGTGAATTTTTGCCGCTGCGGACCGAGCTCGTATGAGAGGCGATGGTCAGTAGTGGTGATCTCGTAGGAAATCTTGGCTTGTTTCACCAGACAGAATATGCCTTTTTTGCACTGGTGAATTTCAATAGCATCCCTGAGCTCCTTGGCGGCACGTTCCTGCTGCTGGCGTATGCGTAGTTGGGCGAGTCGCTGTTCTGAGGTGCGGCCGTCCATATCAAGCAGTTCCTCGGCAGCAGTGGAGGCGGCGAGTGGGTCAGTCATCTCCACCGGTTAGGTTGAAGTAACTAATAGCAGGAAGCAGCGAGGGCTGTGGCTCATTGTCATAATCTATTAAAGCTATTGGCTGTTGCATGTTCTGTAGTGGGATATGTTCCTCTGGTTCTTGTGGGTAAGTGAGTGCATTGGGGGCATTCCATCCAAAATCAAAAAAATGATAAACAAGGAAAGAGAATAGTGTGCAAGAAACTAGATTAACAATTCCAATGATCATAATCCAGTATGTGGGGAAATCAGATTTTTCTCGATAGCAATCAAGGAATGTCCATGGTTGTTGGAATTTGCATTTTCTAAGTTGTTCAGGTGGGGTACGATTAGCGACGGGGGTTAAGGCATCGCAGGGGAGCAACAGAAGCAGAATGACTGGTAGTATAGCCTGCATGGTTTTAAATAAGTCTGAGAAGTGCCGCAACATGTTGATTGCGGTATTCGGGATGGTGACGCAGATAGGCAAGTCTCACAAAGATCCAGTCTACAAGTTGAAAAAAATTAATAACCAGGCAGACTACGCTACACACGCAGGTGCAAGCGACAAAAGCAAAAAGTGTGTATGAGGCAAATGGTCCTATACAGTCGGGGCTTGTAGTGGCTACTGCTGTAAAGGTGGCACAGACATTAAAAGCACAGATGAGTATGGTGAAGAAGAAATTTCTAGGAATCATGATTGGTGTTCACCATACTGTAAAAAAGAGAAAGAATAGATCTTAGATTTCATTTAGAGTCATATGGGGTTGACTAATCATGGGGCAATAAATGGGACGTCTTTTTCTATGAATATTGGGTATTTGGCGGCATAGGGTAAAATAGAAAATGATAGATATGATAAGTATTGCAATCACAATTAGTATTGTGATTTCTAGTTGCATAGCATATTTAGGCTGATGGGTAGTGATGTTTGTGTGCTTATAAGAGGTAGTGTGGTTTTCCATACTATGATTTAAAGTAGTCTGCACATTGGTAGTGTTAGTGGTATATGATTGAAACAAAATAAAAGCTAGGATAATTAGTTTTTTCATGATTCTATAAAAAAAAATTAAATATCAAAATTCAGCAAGGGATCGCTTTTTTGTTCATGTTTTCTATAGCAGCAGGCGTAGTAGATTATGCACAAAGTTATAATCATTAATCCCATTACCGCGGCAACAGCGATGCCGACTACTGATTTAGACGTTGTGTTAGTGGAAGAGGTTGTGGAATTACTTAAAGCGATTTTTTGAAGCTTTAAGATTGCAGAAGCTGTTTTAGAAATACTGGCACTGCTGCTAAAGAAAGTGGTTTTGCGGGGAGCTGGAGTGGTGGCTGGCACTACGATAATGTTGTAATCTAAGTTATTTTTATAGTTAGTTCCATAATAGAAGCCCTGGTCATTTACTGTTATGTTAATAATGGTCAGGTCTCTCCCGTTGCAGAGAAATTTGTTACCAGGCTGGTCACATGGCCTAATGAACCATCCACTATCATATATTCTCCACCAACTGACATGCCCTTCTTGGGGTCCTTGTAGTGTACAAGTTGAGCCAACAGTTACAGTGAGGTGTGAGCGACCATAAGTGACAGCTGCAAGGCTACTGATAATAAAAAAGGCTGTAGTGGAAACCATAGCTGTATAAAAAATTAAATGTCAAAAATTTAGTAGGGGGTCCTGTTTGTGAAACTTTCTACAGTAACAAGCATATAGGAACATACAAATTATTATTAGTGCCATTCCCACTGCCACCGCCGCAATAATGGCAATCATTGAATTTGGAATGTTTTTCTCATCGGGTGTGGTGGGATATGAAAGATTTTCTAATGTGCTAACCATTTGAATTTTTGCCATATTTGGCATTTTTGTAGTTTTGGGTTGAGTTATGCGAACTAAGTAATTTTTATATTCACTGCTGTGTCTGTCATAACCATAATAGTAACCGTTGTAAATTTCGCTAACATTGATTAAGGTGAGATTTTGTTTGTTACAGGTTACAAATATTGGTTTAGTTCTGTTGCAGATTATGTCAAAATAATCAACACTTCCAAGTTTGGTCCATATAACCTGTGAACTAATTTGGGGTCCTATAAGAGTGTGGTTATGACCTAAGGTAATATAGACAATTGTTTGTCCGTGTGCGGCAGTGAGAATGCTGGCAATAATTAGAGCTATAACTGAAGCCATGTCTGTAACAAAAAAAAAAAACATAGATGAGAAAAAGCTCAAGGCATTTTCTCTTTTTCCTTATTGCTGTTTCTGTGGCGAGTGGCAATAAGCAAGTGTATGCAGATACACAGAATAGCAGTAATGAGACACGTACACAAGCAATAAGCAAGGGAGAATGCCACAATGTTCTCCTTGCTTGGAGGCCATAGGTTATACTGTTTGCTCATGAACATGGTCAGATCGCACATCTCAGCAAAAATAAAAGTGTTATTAGCAGTGCGGATGGAACCGTCAGGACCACGGACAGAGACAGTATACCACTCAGGGTCTCCTGGCTGCCATGTGGTGAATAAGGTATTGTTCCAAAGTTTGTTATTGTGGTGTATTTCAATGGGACTGCATTCCCGTCCGCACCTAATAAGAACTCCACAGCGTCCAGCCTCTGGAGCAAAAGTGAGTGTGCAGTTGTCTGGATCAAAATTGAGGCATGGATCAAATAGTACAGGCTGAACTAGCATAGTAGAGCCAGGCTCAAAAAGTGAAAGTAAAGCAAGCGCGGCTAGTAGGGCCCCCATTTCTTAAACCAGCAACACAAGATTACTAAATAAGCACAGCAAGGTGTGTATAGGTAGCAAAGGATAAGCACAAGCCCACCCGCAACTACACCTAATGTTACAAACCCAGTTACCACCCAGGGGTTGTTATTAGGAAGACTACGGAGCTCACCTCCGGTTCTGGGAGTGGTAGTATTGGCAGAGAGAAGGCTTCTGGAAAAGCGGTGCAGTTTAGCTCCGAGGTTGTTAGTTTCGGGAAGGCTAGTAAAGTATGGTGCTGGGGAGGTAGAATTAGAGTCCTGGATCAGAGGAAGGGTTGGGGTCTTCTGACTTGGTAGGAGGGTCTGATTGTTATAAAGTCCGGGTTGAAGAATTGGTAGTCCGTAGGAGAGTCTTAACTCAGTTTTTATTAAACTCAGCACAAATAAGACAGCAAAGGCTTTCATGCAATCCGGGGTGGTTACAGATGCAGTAGATGGAGACTGTGGTGTTTCCCTGGTCGCGCTCGATTAGCACGGGCCGCTGGCAGAAGATTCGATGCAGGCGAGAGTCTATACCCCCTTCGATGGTAATACGCACTCCGTGGGCCGGTCCCTGAGGGTGCTCCTCGGGTATTTCGAAGTAGATGAACTCGGTGAGTTCTCTGGCAAAGCAGCGAAAGCGGCGGCAGTGGTCTAGATGTCGCAGTCGAGCTAGCTCAGCCGCGCCACCATTAGACATCAATCATAACCATCCACTGACTCGCTGATTGCGTCGAAATTTGGTATGAACTCGTCCGGGTAATGCCCAGGAGATCCGGAGAAGGGGTTGAAGTAGACAGAGGGAGTAAACTCCTCCACAAACTGGAGAGTCCCGATGCCACCCGAGCGGGGCTGTGAGGACGAACTCTCCAAAGTCAGTACAGCCTGACGAGGAGTGAAGGAAGATCTCCCGCAGCCGGCAATTTGGAAGACTCCGTCTGGTCGCAGACCAAGCGAAGAGCTCACCGACTCGTCGTTGAGCTGGATACCTCGGCCTCTGATCACCAGGCGTTTTATACTCTGTTGAGGCCGGTGACGACAAAGGGCGGAACCGCCCGCCAGCTGTACACCTGCGTTAGTCATCTGAACTTCGGCCTGGGCGTCTCGAGGAAGTAGTACGGTGGTGGGAGCGGGGGTTTCCTGGTACACCAGGGCGGCGGGCCAATTTCGGGGATTAAGGTGTTGTCTGGGGGTGGTGGTAAGTGCTGACTGTTCTAGGAGTAATTGGTTTCGATAAGCTCGTATATCATTAACCCGTGAGATCATCGAGGGACCGGCGCTGAGCCAATTCATACGGGTGGAGTAGTCCTGGGAGGCGCCTGCTGCCAGTCCCATTTGGGGCTGATAACTCCACATGTAAGGCGTGGGAATTTCTTTACTCATGACGAGGGCAAAGGACGGGCGCCAAGGGTGACGTAATTCCCGCCTTTTTCGAGATAGCGCGGGCGCGGGCTACTCTTTAAGAGTGAGCGCGCAGTACTTGTTGAAGAGAGCCTCGGCGTCCTCGAGAGTGCGCTGAAGTTGGTCTTCGCTCTTGTGATACAAACAACTTCGGGTGAGCGAGCGCAAAGATCGGTTTTTTACTTTCAGTTCCTGCTCTTGCCCCCGACTCTGTTGGAAGATGGCATAGAGGGTTGGAAAAATCCGGTTTCTCAGCTCTCGGGTCTGCGCTGGCTCGTTCGCTGTGATTCTCAGTCCTCCTGCACCTGCTGTGGGTTTTCTAACTGCTGCTGGTTTTCTGCTGGAGGTCCTTGCTGCTGTTGTCTTTTTCTGCCGAGACTTGCGGGCTGTAATAGGGGCTGTGGAGGTGACGGTAGTAATGCAAGACATTGCGGGGGAAGTTCACCCCGTGGTGGAAGAGCAGGTAGCGGCGGGTGAAGGATATGTTGCCCCCGCATTCATGCAAGCAGGATATGATAGCGTTCTTATGCCCCCGCCAGGACTTGTATCCCTGCCGCTCCTTACCAGTCTTAGAAGCGGTGGTCGCATTCGGGAGTCGCCCGGTCTCATCCCATCTACTGTTGGGACGGTGCTGGGCCCCCCGACCCGGAGCGGAGATGGTAGCTGTGGTACTGTCTGTGGCCTTGCTTGTCTCCGCTGCCGAGGACAACTGTTTGGCGGCGGTTGCTTCTTCCACCTCCTCTGCCTCCTCGTCTTCCTCCTCCAAACTGTCTTCCTCCAGGCTGTCCTCCTCCTCCTCTGCCTGGCTGTCCCAATCTTCCATCTCCTCTGTCTGACTGTCCCAGTCTTCCTCCATATCCTCTGGGGGCGGCAGCTGCACTTTCAACTTCTTGCTTCCTCGGCGCTGAGACATCCTGAGAAAACCTTGTGTTGAGCTCCTCACCAGTCTGGGGGTCGAGGTAGACTCCGTTACCCTTTTTCAGCAAAAATTCTTGGCGGGATTTTTGGATGGCTTGCAATTGGGCCAAAATTGCCCCCTGGGTGATGACGCATGCTGATAGCTCGGCTTTGGGCGGCTGTGATTGGTCCTCATAGAACCTGATCTCATAGGGGTGGTAGTCCTCGGGGGAGAACTTGCGCAGGTAGGCGGAGGTCCACAGTCCCGGGGTCAGTTTCAAACTTTGCCCAGGAGAAGACCCATCGCCTTCGCCGCTGGGACCCTGCAATTCGAAGGTGCCGATAATTTGGGTTTCACTAAGCAGCTGGGGGTTACAGACGAGGGAGCGATGTGGTGAGCAGAGATTACAGCGGCAGTGGCACTCAAGCAGGCCATCTCCGCTCACATCCTCGATCACATCCGAGTGGTATGATAGGTAGTTGGCCAGGCGGAACAGGTAGCAGTGGCTCCATAGCGGTGGTGGGCACTCGCGGTAGGTCAGAGGCACAAAGTCGGATGGTAGCGCACAGCAGGTGGCGGGCAGGATACCGGAGCGTTCCAGGATGAAAGAGCGAAAGTTGTTAAGCATGCTCTGGCTCATGAAGTCAGGCAGCCCGTTGCGCAGAGTGGTCCTGAGACGCTCGGGGAAGATGAGATCTGCCAGATCAGAGGCGACTGTGCGCTCGTCAAAACCCGTCCACAAGGATTTGAGGGATCTTTGTAAGAGCTTGTCAAGCTCTTTCAGGTTCTGTTCTTCCAAACACTGCTGCCACACACCCATACCAGTCTGCCAGGTATGGCAGAGGTAGAGGTAGACAGTGTCGCGGATGTAGTCGCGACGGGCTTCACCCTTCAGGGTGGTGTGCAACACGCTCTGTCCGAGTCTGTTTTCATGCAAAATGCCCATGTAGGAAACCAGGTTCGTAAGCTCCACGTTGGAGATCTTGCATGCCTGTCGCACAAATCCATGTCTAAAAGTGTAGTGCAGGTTCTCCTCGAGCTTGCGCAATGTCTCGGGGTCAGTGAAGAAGCGGCGAAGACACTCCATTTCCACAGTAACTAGCACCACGGCCATCATGAGCTTGCGCCGCTCTTCCAAGTCTAGTGGGGAGTTGGTGCCCAGCCAGCGAGATAGCTGTTCATCACTGACCACTGGTTTGCCCTCATCCGAGGCGTCTGGATCCTGCATGTTTTCTGATAGGGGACTTGCGCGTTTAATGAGTATCTGATCCATGACAGCGCTCATGACTTTGGGAGGCAGGTTGACAGCGGGGTATGCAAAATGGGTCACTTCGATACTGCGCTTGAGTACTGCAAGTCGGGCATTATCGCCCTCCAACTCCACCAGAGCGCTGTGATGTTCATCAATGCCACTCTCTCCCTGTTGCAGAGCATTTGCGGCCCGAGTCTCATCACTGCCCAGACCTTCGAAGATCTTTGGGACCTCTTCCAAGGAAGTTATATCAGGTAAGCAAGCGCCAGGTCCCAAGTTGAACAGGGCATCGGCGCGAGTTCGGTTGGCGCGGCAGGAAATTGGGATTTTTTGGTTTTTAAAAAATATGTGGTAGGTGGCCAGCACTTCGGGGACGGTGAATGCGGGATAGAAGTTGAGGCGAGGGTTGGGCTCGCAGGTGCCGTTTGGCTGACGCTTGGGGGGTACCCGAGGCGAGAACAGATTGAGCTCGTAGGCGCGGCTGAGCTCTTCCACACTGATGGGCACTTCGCTGCGATCAAGCAGTGCGTCTTTGATTATGATCGACTGCCTTGCTAGGTGTTTGAGGAGCACATCCTCCCCACCAAGGCCGGTGAGGTAGTCGGCAACATGACCACCGAGCCCAGCCTTCTGTTGATCGCCATCTGCTTGCTGTTCTGGACGGTTGTCATCATCTTTCTCTAGAAAGCGTCTCAGCTCTTCCTCGTGCTCGGCCGGTGTCACATAGCCTGGGTCCTGCTCGATATCTGCCTCAATCTCTTCCGCTTTCTCATCCTTCATATCCTGCGCCTGTATCTCCTGGGGTGCGTCGACCTCCTCATCCTCGAGGGTAGAGGTGGTGGTGGCGGGACTGGGTGGTGGGGCGGTTAAGCTTTGTTCCTCCTCCTCGTCGCTGGAGGCGAGGTGTGATGGTGCTTGCAGCGGTGTTGGCAGCGATGGCTGAGTCTCCATGTCTGTTGTTTTCTCTGCCTAGGAGAACACAATGGCCAGCCGCGGAGGAAATCAGTCAAGCGACCGCCACCGGGAGCACACCCCCGAACGCGGAAGGGGCTCTGCCAGTCATCCGCCTCCCAGGCCAGACCGCAGCCCATCGCAGTCACCTCCGCCTCTGCCCCCGAAGAGGAACACCTACCGCCGTGTGGGGTCCGGTTCTTCTACCGAGAGCCAGGTGGTACTGGTGAGCGAAACTTCGCGGTCCTCCATGTCTCCGGAGCGGAGCAGCAGCCCTCCGCCAATACCCCCCAAAAAGAAGTCCAGGAAGACCAAGCATGTCCCTTTACAAGACATCAGTCAGGACAGCGAAGAAGAAAGAGAAGAGGCGGAGCTGGTGGCTGTGGGCTTCAGCTACCCACCCGTGCGCATCACTGAGAAGGATGGCAAAAGAAGTGTTGAGAAGATCGACAAGGATGACCCTCTGGCTAAAGTAGCTGCTATTTCTGTTAGAAATGCCATGAGCCTACCCCTGGTTTCTGCCTGGGAAAAGGGCATGGAAGTAATGGCTGTGCTGATGGAGAAGTACAGGCTGGAGAATGACCTAAGAACCTCTTTCAAGCTTATGCCAGAGCAGCATGAACAGTACAAGCGAATTTGCCACCAGTATGTGAATGAGGAGCATCGAGGCGTCCCGTTGACTTTCACCAGTAACAAGACCCTCTCAACCATGATGGGAAGATTCCTGCAGGGGTTGGTGCACTCCTATTCTGAGATCGCTCACAATAACTGGGAGTGTACGGGATGCGCGTTGTGGTCACATGGATGTAATGATTATGAAGGCAAGCTAAAGTGTTTGCATGGCAACATCATGATCCAGAAGGAGCATATCATAGAAATGGATGTGGCAAGCGAAAACGGTCAACGGGCGCTGAAGGAGAACCCTGAGCGAACCAAGATCACCCAGAACCGCTGGGGCAGGAGTGTGGTACAAATAGCCAACAACGACGCTCGCTGTTGTGTGAATGATGCCGGGTGTGCTGCCAACCAGTTCTCTAGCAAGTCATGTGGGATGTTCTACACTGAGGGTAGCAAGGCCCAACAGGCTTTCAAACAATATGAAGCTTTCATGAAAGCTGTGTATCCAGGTATGAGATCCGACCAGGCCAAGATGATGCTAATCCCTCTGCGCTGCGATTGCAACCACAAGCCAGGCTGGGTACCGACTATGGGCAGACAGACTTGCAAGATGACCCCCTTTAGCATGGCCAATGCCGAAGACCTGGATGTGGGAATTATCACCGACCCCACTGTGCTGGCGAGTGTGAAATACCCGTCGCTTATGGTGTTCCAGTGTTGCAACCCTGTGTATCGCAACTCCCGCGCTCAGAGCACGGGTCCCAATTGCGATTTTAAGATTTCAGCCCCTGACCTGTTGGGAGCCCTGCAACTAACCCGGAAGCTGTGGAGCGACATCCTGCCTGACCTGCCAGTTCCCAAGCTGGTGATCCCCGAATTCAAGTGGCAAGCTCAGTTCCAGTTCCGAAACGTATCCCTGCCCGCGGGTCACTCTGATTCCCGCCAAAACCCCTTCGACTTCTGAGCGAATAAATGAGCAAACCACCAGTGTATGTAAAAAATAAAGTTCTGTTTATTGAACACGGTTTTACATGACTTATATTATCCCATACGATCGAACGCAGTAGCCCTTTCGATACGTGCGCGGTGAGAACGAAAGTAAGATGAATGTGTGTTGAGGAAATGGTAGAGCGCCTCCTGGTTCCTGCGCAGGGTGGGCTGGACTTGGGGTGACTGGAGCATGTTGTTGGGCACTCCCGTAAGCAACTTCATGGTGGGGTTACCGTCCATGGGACGGTCTGGCCAGTGTACAAAGGCATGGAGAAACATGCAGCAAAAAAGTCCACAAGCGGCGGAGCGCGGACCCTGCACTGTTTGGGTGGACTTTTCCAGGGTAATGCAGCGATCCTTAGTAGCAAGGGCGCTACGGCGCAGCAACCCCTCGTATTCAAACTGGTAGATCTGCTTAAGACGGTCATCCGAGAATCCAAATGGATCAAAAAGGTAGCATGTGTTGGAGCGCGGGTTCCAACCAAAAGCCAACCAGTGCTCTCCCCCCGTCTCGCGACCGGCTGTGTTGACAATGGCGCAGGCCAGCTTGTCTGGAGCCATAAACCCCGGGAAGCGTTTGTCAAAGGTTCCCAGAAAATAGGGTCCACAGCCAAGGTCTCGGACGATGGCTCTGAGCTCTTGCTCGCTGGAGCCGTTTCCGGTCACGCAGGTCATGGCTGCCCCTTGCAAGAAGCAGGTTTCTTATGTGGTGGCGTTACCAGCCGAGAACGGTGTGCGCAGGTAGACGGCCTCGATGACGCCGCGATGTGGTTGGTGCACTCTGACCACGTCGAATACTTCGAAAAGAAGATAAAGCAGGGTGGGCTCATCCATGGGATCCACCTCAAAAGTCATGTCCAGCGCATGGGCTGAGTTGGCGTACAGCAAGTTCTGTCCCAGGTCTGTAAGGGCACCCATGGACATGAAGTTGCTAGAGAATGGGATGCGCCACATGGTCCTGTCACACAGGAATTTTTTCTGGGTGACACTGGTTACTGCAGTGGTTCCAATTAGGGGGTATGGGTAGTTAGCAGGGTACGCTTGACCCTGACGCATGGTAGGAGCCATGTAACCCACAAAGCCAGAGTTATTATGCTGGTAGGGTACGGCGACAGCTTTATAGTCTTTGTAGTTAATCTCATCAACCACCTGTCTACTCATGGGCTGGAAGTTTCTGAAGAAGGAATACATGCGATCCTTGTAACCCTCAGGAACATAGAAACCCTGGTATCCAATGTTGTAGTTGGCAAGCATCTGGACCAGAAACCAGTCTTTGGTCATGTTACATTGGGCCACATTGTAGCCTTCCCCATCAACTGTGCGCTTGATTTCGAACTCGTTTGGAGTTAGCAATCTGTCATTACCAGGCCAGCTGACTGAAGAGTCAAACATGATAGAGACTTTCTTGAAAGTGTGGTTGAGGTAGAAGGTACCATCCAGGTAGGGTATAGAACCAGAGTAAACAAAGTAGGGATCGAACCCTGATCCCAAAGAGGGAGTCTCCTTGGTTTTCAGTCTGGTAAAGGACCAGCCCCTGAAGGCGGCCCAGTTGCGAGAGGGAATGGAGATGGGAACGTTGGTAGCATTGGCAGGGATGGGGTAGAGCATGTTAGCTGCAGAAAGGTAGTCATTGAATGATTGATCATTGGTGTCGTTGCGCAGCATGGCTTCAAGGGTGGAGGCAGTGTTGTGGGCCATGGGGAAGAAGGTGGCATAGAGATTGATGCTGGTAAAACTGATGCTGGCGCCATCAACTCGGAGATCATTGCCAAGGGAACTCTGCAGGACCATGTTCACATCCTTTCTGAAGTTCCACTCGTAGGTGTAAGAACCAGGTAGAAGCAGCAGGTTTTTCACAGCAAAGAATTTCTGAGGCACTTGAATGTGGAAAGGCACGTAGCGACCATTGCCCAGAAGCATGGACCGGTATCGCAGGCCAGCGTTGCGGTGATGGTTGAAGGGGTTGACGTTGTCCATGGCATCCAAAGACCATCTGGCGCCAATGTTTACGTAGGTATCCACCAGGGAGGGGGGAACCACCCGCCCATTCATGTAGTCATAGGTGTTTTTGTTTTCTGGGAGAGTAACATTGGTTGGAGTGTATTTGTACGAGTCTGGGAGATAGAGGGCCACGTTGGAATAAAGGAAACTTCTCCAGAGATTAGCTTGGATGTTGATTTCCATGGCAAATGGATTTCCCTTAGCAAGTTCACTTATGCCATTTGGATCTAAATCTTTCCAAGTAGTGTTTTCGTCACCATTTGTCTCAATTCCCTTGTAACTGTCTGTTCGCGGACCTACACCGTCCAATGGAAAACAATAGTTGGGAAGTTCATCTTCCACACCATGGTTTTCAATAACACGCACATCTGGGTCATAGCTATCCACTGCTTGATTCCACATGCTGAAATATCTGGTTCTGTCTCCCAGAGAATCAAGCAAGAGTTGATATGACAATTCTGTGTTTCTGTCTTGCAAGTCAACCACTGCATTTAGCTGAGACGCTTGTCCAGCCAGCACTCCCATGTTGCCAGTACTGTTATAGTACATGAGTCCGATGAAGTTGTCCCTGAAGCCAATATAGTTAGGTCTATTGGGCATGGACTGTTGACCAAGGTTTGCATGAGAACTAGCATCTGAAGCTCCAGGTTTGTACACCACATGAGTGTCTGGAGTTTCTAGATCCACATTTTCTGCATACATTACAATTTTAGGCTTGAGACCAGTCTTTTGTGATCTTAGGTCGAAAAAGTTCATGTCAATGTCATATTCAACCTTGCCTTCTTCTACTTTCTTCACTTTTGCTTGGCCGCCTTTAACATTAGTAGGTTTAGCAAAAGACCCGTAGCAGGGTTTCATTTTAGTTTCAGGTTTAAGTGCTCTGCCTCCATATTTTTCATCTGTGCCATCCGTATCAGTCCAAGATTCCTCTCCCACCTGAGGTTCTGGCTGATACAGTTTATCAGCATAAATGGGTTTAGGGTCACCTTCAGATGGAACTTCCAAACCTATTGGCAGTCCTTCTTTTGTAATTTCAGCTTCGGCTTTTACTGGCGCATTGCCAAAAGTGTATGTAGCTTGTTTTTCTTCTTCCCCTTCCTCGGCAACTTCATCTTCTTCATCTCCGTTTTCAGTATTATTATCAGTGGTTGTGACTCCCTTATCAAGCCACTGAGATGTATTGGGAGCGCCCTTAGGGGCCAATGAGTTGTAAGCAGAGCCAGAATATGGCTTGAAGCTAGGGCCTCTATCCAACACACCCCGAATGTCAAAGAAAGTGCTGGCCATATCCAGCACTCTGTTGTCGCCCACAGCCAAGGTGTATCGAACTTTGTATGAGTAGGTATTGTCCTCCCGGTCAACGGGTACAAAGCGCAGCATCAGCCGCTGACTGCGGTCGGTGGTCACATCATGGGTGGGCGCCACGGTGGGGTTCCTAAACTTGTTCCCCAGATTGAAGTAGGTGTCTGTGGCGCGGGCGAACTGCACCAGACCCGGACTCAGGTACTCCGAAGCATCCTGTCCGGCGATGTGCATGTATGCCCACTGGGGCAGCATCGATGGGGTGGCCATCTTGAAAGCAACTCAGCCTCGGCGCGCGACCTCTTCCTTTCTCCTCTGCTGTTGCTGCGGCAGCGGCGTGATGATGACACATACACACAGACAGGCAAGTTAAGCGCTACTCCATATTTAATTTAAAAGCAGCGACGGCGTTTTACACTTTGCACGCCCAGACCAACGATGCTGTTCAGAGTACTCTGCCAGTTTGAATTCGGTCGTGGGCCGCCCCCAGGACGCGGTCTGGCTACGGCGACGGGCTGTACGGTGGTGGGCTTCGGGGTAGCGACAGGCTTGCGAGCAGGCGCTGCAGCAGCAGGGGGAGGAGGCAAGTCCAAGGTAGCGGGTCGGTGTGACTGAGAAGGTTTCATCACCCCGGTAGCCATGGGGGCTACAGGCCTGGTGGTGGGCATTCCAAGCTTCACTGCCTCCTCGTAGGAGGGCGGGTCGTCTGAGCGTGTGACTAGTGTCTCCTCCAGATCGGGGCGCGGACGCTTGTCGCCCCGTTTTTCAAGGGGAGGGAGATCTTCCTCCACTTCCATTTCACCCGGGGCTGACGGCGGCGGGTCCAGGCGGCTGTTTATCTGTTTCTGCACGGCCTGGTTGGCCAGATCCACCACCCCATTAATACCAGAGGCGATCCCATCAACCACCTTCTGTTGGAAGTTTTGTTCTTTAAGCTTATTTCTCAGTGCCTGCCCTGTGCTGCTGTTCCAAGCTTTGTTCCCATAGGTTTTTATGGTAGAGCCAAAATTTTTAAGCCCGCTCCAGATACTGCTCCAATTGAAGGCGCCCCCGTTCAGTTGGCTGGTGCCGATGTCGCTCCAGGTGCCCATGTACGGCCTCGTGCCGTGTCGCGGAGCCAGGGATGAAAAATTGATGTCTTCCATCTCTACAAAAACATAGTCACAGGACCAGGAGCATCAGAGTCCATTCTGTTTTATTTATAAGTTTTTCCAATGTCAGTGGCGCTGCGAGGCCTGAACCGCCACGGAAGCTATGCCTGGTATCGCCCCGATCGCCGCGGCTATGATGGGGATCAGAGCAGGCAGAAAGCCACCCCCCAGCCTCTTGCTGATAGCGCGCCGCCGCCTGTGGCGTCGCATCCCGCGCCCCAACATCCCTCTTCTACGGCGCGAGTTTCTTCCTCGGTAGCCAGTAATGGGGACACGAAGGCGGCAAGTGAGGGCCATATCTGCAAGGAGGCAGCGGCAACAGTCGTTAAGTTGTGATGCTTGGGTGGTAGCGTACGCGTGGCAACGTCATGGGATCCGCGCGGCCATCGCGATACACTCTCCGCACCAGAGCAGCGGGAGTCAGATTGCTGGTGGGGCGACGGCGACGACGGTGACTACGACTTGTAGGTGTTTTGCGGCGACGGCGGGAAGTACTGCTCCGGCTGCGGTAGTAGCGAGTGCCTCGGTAACCCGGAGTTGGAATAATAGATGGGTGCAGAGCATAATTTGGCATCAGCAAACTTGCTGGACCGTACTGTCGCCGGGATCTTCGAGTGGTGTTGACGGCAGCTGGAGTTGTAACGGGTGCTGACATCCAGGGATCCGTTTGTACCTCAATGGAGGTGGTTGTGGGCTTTGCAGGTTCGGTTTGGACTTCCATGGACTCGGTTGGAATCTTGATGTCTACGGTTTGTACTCCCAAACCTGGCGCCACCTGCTTGATGGGTCTCACTTTGACCTCAGGTTGTATATCGGGATCCACTTTCATTTTCTCCAGCACGTCCTCCAGCCGCTGGCGCTTGGGCACCATCAATTGCATAGTGGGATACAGATCCTCACCCTCTCGCTTGATGCCTCTGCGTGGAGGCACGGGCAGCACTTGCTGCAGGGTGACTGGCTTGAGGCTAGGGGTGGGATTCCCATTGTCCAAGGGAATGGACACCGCCTCCTCCTTGGGACTGGAGCGGGAGCGCTTGCCATAAGCAAACTCGCCCAGGCGGTCAGCCGCCTGCTCCAGAATATCATCATCCCCATACACCTCATCATAGGACCGCTTAAAAGCAGTGCTGGAGCGCTCGCCGGGCGTAAAGACCACCGTGGTTCCAGGTCTCAGCACAGGCCGCACTTTGCGTCCACGCCACTGCACACGCCGCCTTGGGGCGAACTCGCGCACAAACTCCACCAGACCATCATCGCCATCTTCTTCCTTTTTGTCCTTTTTGACCCGCTTGATTTTGCGGGGCTTTTTTTCATCCTTCACCGGCGGACCGTAGATTTCAGGCGCGATGACCTGGAGCATCTCTTCCTTGTATTTGCGCTTGGACATCCTCGCTGGGACACAACATCGGAGACTGCTCAGTATCTTCTAAGAGCGAGGGGGACGGGTGCGCACGGGCACGCGCTGGCCGGTGGTGGCGTCGCGCACCCAGTACACATTGCCTCTTCGCGGTTGGGCCATGTTGGCAATGGCCGCTGCTGCTGCAGTGGCTGCGCGCCTGCGGGACCTGCCAGCACTGGCACCTGAAGCCGCGCGTCTGGCTGCTCTAAGCATAGCTCTTCGCCCCACGCGTTTGGCTCTCCGTAGCAAAGCTCTTGCTGCTCGCATAGCGGGAGTAGCCCGGTGGCGCCTGGCGATGCGTCTCCGCCTGCTCTTCCGGCGAGCATAGGCGCGGGCGTCAGCTACTACGCTGTCAATAACTGCATCCACAGTAGATGTAGGTGCAGTAGGAGTATAATTACGAGCATCGGCCACCACCTGGTCGATCACATCATCGACGGTGGTTCTAGTGCGGATACGGCCCTTGAGGGCGCCCCATGGAGCGCGGAAGTGTCCGCGCACTCGCACAGGGTGCTGTGTAGAGCGTTTGCGAGCACCTCCGTACATCTTGCTTGGCGCGCGCAGGCCCCAACCGGTGTTATTACTAGGTGAGATAAGAATGGACATTTTTTTTTTTTTAGAAAGTGCGGCTTGAAAGGACGCGCGGCGCGACTATGCCCAGGGCCTTGTAGACGTAGGGGCAGGTGCGGCGTCTGGCGTCAGTAACGGTCACGCGCTGGACTCCCCGGATACTGCTGCGCAACGGCAGGGTCCCGTGATCTGTGAGAGCAGGAACGTTTTCACTGACGGTGGTAATGGTGGGCGCTGGCGGGCGGATGAGGATCTGGTTCTCAGGGAAGCGGTTGAAGACGTGCGTGAGCGAGGTGGACTGGCGAAGCTGCTGGGAGTACACGGCTTGCTCGTTGTAGAAACTTTTTGAGAAGACTGGCATGAGCTCTGCACCTACCACTGGATAGTTGCTGACTTGTCTCGTGGAACGGAATGTGACAGGGTCCTGCATCATGTCTGGAAGTGACCAGTACACCTGCTCTGCTCCACAGGTGACATCCGAGGTGGTGAGCAGTGTCCAGGAACGGACTCCTTTTTCAGGGTCGCCATAGTTGTAGGACAGATACCAGCTGCGGTAGGCTGTATTAACTTTATCTTCCAAGACATTGTAACTTCTACTCTTGCTATCTTTTTCTACAGGTTTGATAGTGAGTCCTGTCTCTGTATTTTTGGTTCCAGTCGCAGCAGTAGTCAATAGCGATTCTTCAGTTGCAACAGATGTAGCTGTATAGTTGTCTCCTCTGACTTCTTCGGCATTAGCCACCCTGACAGGGTCGCTGACAACTATATTGGCTTTAGCAATAGCAGCAGCTTTAGCGGCTTCTGTTTTGGCTTCTTGTTCTTTCTTACTGTTCTCATAGGCTTCTACATCCAAAAGGGCTGGGATATTACCCCCTTCAAGATCCTCATACAAGATCTTAAAACCCTCCTGGAATGGGTGTCTTTTCCTGATACCAAGCAAGTTACTAAGGCGACTTTCAGTAAAGTCAACCCCACAACCAGGCAACAATACAATGTCAGGATGGAATGCCTCATAGGTGTAAACCCCAGGCATAATCAACTTAGTTTCCGGATCCCAACCCAGTTTAAAGTTCCTGGTGTCAAATTTAACACCAATGTCACTCTCCAACACTCCATTCTGTCTGCCCACTTCAAGGTAATTATCAATGATGGCATTGTTCATTAGGTCAATGGTCATTGTGGCTGAGAAGTTGCCTTCCGGTAGAGTAAACTCAAACCACTCATATTCCAAAATATCCTGCTTGTGATCATAATTGTCATCTACTGTGACACCTTCAGGAGCCTTTCTGGACACCATCACCCGAGCTTTGAACTTGTTGCTAAACATGTACTCGTTCACGTTGGGCATGTTGGTGTGCATGATAGTCTTCAGCTGACCACCCCATCGCGACCGCTCGTCAAAGTTGATTGTCTGGGTGCTGGCCTCCGTGGGGGTAAAGTCATTGTTTTGCACCACCGTGGTGAGGAAGTTGCTGTGGTCGTTCTGATAGTTCAGTGAGGCGATGTCCGCCGACTTGTTGTCCACCAAATACAACCGGGTGGTATCATACAATGGTGCCAGCTCCGAGTAACGAATGCTGTTTCTCCCCTCCGTAGGTGCCAGGTACCGAGGGGGGACAAAGGGAGCCTCCAGTGGTGGCTGCATCGCCGCCGCCGCCGCCTGCTGCATCACGCTTTCATACGAAGGAGGAGGACCCTCCGGATACACCACCGCTCCTCCTAGCACGGTTCGCCTCATCATACTAGATACAACAGAGAAGAAACGAACGCACGCTGGTCGCCATGGCCTTGGTGAGTACCATTTATTTTCGGTTTTTACATCAGGCGCCCAACGCGGGGGCGCAGGTGAGCAAACGGGTTACCACCACCACTCCCACCCAAGTCCAACACGCTGCTGTCGTCGGCGGAATCCTCATCGTCCCACACAAGTCCCCGCTGCCTATCGTGCCGCTGGCGTCTACGGGCGCCGGCGCTGCTGCTAGCTCGGGGCTCGTCCCTGTGCTCGTGCGCGTACGTCTTCCAGCGGCTCATCTTATCCACCAGGCTCTCTATCCCGTTATTGGGGAAGTTCTTCTCCCGCTCTGGCCTCAACAGCGAGTCATTCAAGTACTCCTCCTCGCCCATCAAGCGCGGACGCGTGATCCTGCCCAGCTCACTGCTGCGTACACTGTTTAGCGAAAATGGCAAACTAGGGAAAGGACTTGCGGCCTCGGGCACCGCTGCGACAGCACCCGTTGCCCCGGACAGCGATACGGAAGAATGCCTTCTATCGCCCCCTTCCTTCTTCCAAGTGTTATAACCAGGAGGCGGGGAGAAAACACTACTGTCCACATCGTCCCATAAAAACCCGTCATTGGGGTCGGGCATGTCATACTCGCCCGTATAGAACCCAGGTGGGGGCAGCCAATGGGGGTTCAGTATAGCATTGGTGAAATAATCAGAGTTCATAGCAGCCGCCCTGTGTAAGTAGTCTAGTAGTTTATTGATAAAAGGCCTGTTACTGGCATACATGCTGGGCTCCATGTTTCGGGCTGTCATATCTAGCGCAGCAGTAGGAGTCGCCCCCTCCTGCATTAGGAAAAGTCCCACGCTCTGCTGCACGTATCTCAGGATTCGTTCCTCCTCCGCGGTAAGCGCATACTGAGGAGGGATCTTCTGCGACCGGTTGGTCAGCAAGAAGTTTAAGGTGGCTTCCAAGCTGCCAGTGTCTTCCTGACCCAGAGCGCGGCTCACTTGGGTAATTTCTTGATAGGTTTGCTCATCTACCTGAGTTTGCCCTATGGCCTCGCGATACAGGTTCAACAAATAGCCCAAGTAAGAATTGCGGTCGATGCTACCGCTGTCAGTGAATGGGGCTACCAAGAGCAGTAGTAGGCGGGAGTTGGGGGTTAGCAAGCTAGACACGGTTGCCCGATCTCCTACTGGGGCACGCACTCCCCACAGACCATTCAGGTTCTTAAAAGCCTGGCTCAGGTTCACTGTCTGCAAGCCCTGTCTGCTGGTCTGGAAAAAGTAGTCTGGCCCGGACTGGTACACCTCACTTTGAGGGACTTCGGCCACCATGAGTCTTAATGCACTTAGAAAGTTTGTGTAGTCTTGCTGGCCGCGAGGCACGTTGGCAGGCTGGGTGCTGAGGAAGGCGTTCAACGCCACCAGCGACCCTAGATTGGAGTCTCGCTGGAACCGCTCGCGCTGAGACACAGCCTCGCGCACATCGGTCACCATCCGGTCAAGGTTGGTCTGCACGTTGCTGCTGTTGTAACGGGCTACGCGCTCCAATAGGGCATTGTATACCAGTCCAGCCTCATCGGGACGTATGGCTTTGTTCTCCACCAGCGCGTTCACGATAGCCAGGACCTTCTCGTGGGTGGGGTTGGAGCGGGAGGGCACTACGGCCTCCAGGATGGCAGAAAGGCGGTTGGCCTGGGGTTGCTGTCTAAAGGCTTCGGGGTTGCGGGTCGTCAGCGCCATGATGCGTTGCATGGCCTGGGTCCAATCGTCCGAGGAGTTAATGCCGGACGGCTGGCTCTGCAGCGCCGCCCGCATTGCGGGATCAGGAGGTGGCTGTTGCTGCATCTAACAAAAATATGGATGGTCGCGCCATCAGTCTTCCAGGTACTCGCCCTCCTCGTCATGGCCTTCATCCGCCTCTTCTATGTAAGGAAGCTCATACCCTGCTGCGTCCAGGGCCCTGCGACTGGGCTGCCATTGCAAATCCGCTCCCATGTCAAAGTAGTTCTCCCCCTCGGTTCCAGCCCCCGTCAGAGCTCTTTGCAAGCTGTGCATAAGTTCTCTGTCGCTCAGCTCACGCCTTCTGCTGGCGCTCACTGCACGGTGCATCCTGTCGTTGCGGTACACTCCCAGATCGTCACTCAAGGTCAGCACCTTGAGAGTCATGCGCATATAAAACCCATCTATCTTAACCTCCTTGTCTATAGGTACGTATGGGGTTTTATAGATCTTGCGAGCGTAGTGCTTGCCCAGGCTTAAGACCGAGTAGTTAATAGCAGCCACCTTCTCAGCCAGACCCAGGCTACGTTCTTGCACTATGATACTTTGCAGAATATTGATAAGATCATACAACCATCTCCCCTCGGGCTCAGTGATGTTCAACAGCGCCTCCCTAAATGCCTCATTGTCTCTGCTATGTTGCACCACTAGAAACAGCTGAGCGGTCAGAGGTTTGCTGGTGGGGTTCTGGGTAATAGCTTCCATCAGGTCCCACAGGTGCATTAGACCCAGTGTCACCTCCTCGCGGGCAATCAGGGTGCGCACATGATTGTTGAAAGATTTTTGAAAGTTGCGCTCCTCCTTCACGGTCTGCTCGTAGGCTGATACTAGGTTGGCCGCAGCCACATGTGCCCTAGCAGGACTTATCCCTGTCACTTCATCGACTTCAAAATCATCATCGCGCAGCACCCGTCTTCGGTCCAGACCATGACGCAGCTCGCGACCCGCGTTAAAGCGGGAAGCTCGCATTTCCTCCGGCTCCTCACCGCTCCTGTCCCTGAACAGGTTCTGCTGCGGCACGTACGCCTCGCGAGAATCCTTTTTCAGTTGCACCCGCGGGTGCCGCTCGGGCGATGGTGCACCCAGACGCGCCAGTCCCTCGCCCTCTTCCAAGTCCAGATCATAGGCGGGCTGTCCCGCGCCGCTGACGGCTGCAGCTGCAGTAGTTACAGGAGCAGGAAGAGCCTTTTGTGGCTGTTGCTGTGGCTGCTGCTGAGAAGGGGGCTGTTGCTGGGGGCGCATCTGTCGCAGCACGGGATGCATCTGGGCAACAAAAACAAAAAAAAAAAAGAGGGCTCGCTCCCGTAAACTGGAGAAGTCGGCTAGCGGGGTCTTAGAAATGACGGGGCTGCCAAACCCTCGTTTGCCGCGGAAACCGGCCGATCCGGCGCGCTAAGACTCGAACCGGGGCATGCCGCAACGCAACCCTGGCGATTGATTCTCCAGACTACGGGCGCGAGCCACTCCCAGGCCCGAGAACTGAGCGTTCTAAAGCTTGACGCAGCACTGGCTCCCATCCAGGAAAAGCAAAAAAAAAAAAAACGACCCGCCTCCGTATCCTGGAGGTTTTGTGCAGGCTTGGGTCGAGACGGGAGTGCCAGTACCACGTTAGCTGCGGCTCCAGCCTAATCCGAGATTCGAACCGGGGTACACGCGCAGCCCAACCCGTTCGCTTAGCCTCCAGGCCACGGAGTCGAGCCGCTGACCGCTTTCGTTTTTGCCCGTATGTCTAGAGCATCAACGACTGTGCGCGCCTCACGGGCCAAACCGTGCCTACCATGAACTACTTCATGCCGCTGCGCAACATCTGGAACCGCGTACGCGAGTTCCCTCGGGCATCCACCACCGCCTCCGGTATCACCTGGATGTCCAGGTACATCTACGGTTATCACCGCCTCATGCTGGAAGACCTCGCTCCTGGCGCCCCGGCTACAGAGCGATGGCCCCTATACCGCCAGCCGCCACCACATTTTCTAATCGGCTACCAGTACCTGGTGCGCGCCTGCAACGATTACATCTTTGACACCCGCGCCTACTCGCGCCTCAAGTACACCGAGATTGTGCGCCCGGGGCACCAGACAGTCAACTGGTCAGTCATGGCCAACTGCTCTTACACCATCAACACCGGGGCCTACCATCGCTTTGTGGACTTTGACGACTTCCAAGCCACCCTCACCCAGGTGCAGCAAGCCATCCTCGCAGAAAGGGTCGTAGCGGACCTGGCACTTGTCCAGCCCATGCGCGGGTTTGGGCTCACGCGCATGCATGGCAGAGCGGGCGAAGAAGAAGTGCCCGTGGAGCGACTTATGCAAGACTACTACAAAGATCTGGCCAGGTGCCAGGATAATGCTTGGGGAATGGCCAATCGCCTGCGCATCCAGCAAGCCGGTCCCAAAGACCTGGTGCTCCTCGCCACCATCCGCCGTCTCAGAACTGCCTATTTTAATTTCATCACCAGCAGCATCGTCTCACCCTCCCGAGAGGAGGAAGGAGAAGAAATAGAGAACCCCGACCGAGCGTGTAGCCACCCCCGCCTACAAGAAACAGTGCTCAGCCTACCTTGCGATTGCGACTGGTTAGACGCTTTCGTCGAAAGGTTTTCCGATCCCGTGGATCTTGAGACGATCAGGTCCTTGCGCGGAGTCCCTACGGGGCAATTGATAAAATGCATAATCAGCGCTCTGTCCCTGCCCAACGGAGAGCCCCCCAGTCACCACTTTAGGGAGATGCGCGGAGGCGTCTTCACTCTGAGACCCAGGGAAAACGGCCGTGCCGTCACCGAGACCATGCGCCGCCGCCGCGGAGAGGTCATTGAAAGATTCATCGACCGTTTGCCCGTGCGCCGCCGGCGTCGCCGCGTGCCCCCTCCTCCTCCGCCCCCGCCTGAAGAGGAAGAAGAGATGTTAGTGGAAGAGGAGATAGAAGAAGAGGAGGAAGAAATCCCGGGAGCTTTCGAGCGCGAGGTGCGCGCCACCATCGCCGAACTCATCCGTCTTCTGGAGGAGGAGTTGACCGTGTCCGCGCGCAACTCCCAGTTTTTCAACTTTGCCGTGGACTTTTACGAGGCCATGGAACGCTTGGAAGCCCTGGGCGATGTCAGCGAGATGCCGCTGAGACGATGGATCATGTATTTCTTCGTCACCGAGCACATCGCCACCACACTCAACTACCTCTTCCAGCGCCTATGCAACTATGCGGTCTTCACCCGCCACGTGGAGCTCAACCTCGCCCAGGTGGTCATGCGCGCGAGAGATCCCGAGGGGGCCGTGGTCTACAGCCGCGTCTGGAACGAGGCAGGCATGAATGCATTCTCTCAACTCATGGGTCGCATCTCCAACGACCTCGCGGCCACCGTCGAGAGAGCAGGCCGCGGAGATCTTCAGGAGGAAGAAATCGAGCAGTTCATGGCCGAGATAGCCTACCAGGACAACTCGGGCGACGTACAAGAGATCCTAAGACAAGCCGCCGTCAACGATACCGAGATTGATTCTGTTGAACTCTCTTTCAGGTTCAAGCTCACGGGGCCGGTAGCTTTCACCCAGAGGCGACAGATCCAGGACGTCAACCGCCGCGTTGTCGCGCACGCAAGTCTTCTCAGGGCGCAGTACCAGAACCTACCCGCGCGCGGCGCCGACGTGCCACTGCCAGCCATGCCGCCGGGGCCCGAGCCGCCTCTACCGCCAGGCGCGCGCCCTCGCCACCGCTTCTGAACATGCAAGAAGCAACACCACCGCCTCCGCCCAAAAGGAAAAACAAGGGCACGGTGGTGGCGCCCAAAGGGCACGGAACCCTGCAAGCCATCGACATTTCCACCAACGGACCCGTGGAGATCAAATACCATCTGAACCTCCCGCTTGCCCTCGAAAAGATCATGCAAGTCAATCTCCTCACCCTACCTACTAACCTGACTCCGCAGCGTCTCAGGACCCTGGACAGCTCCGGCCTGCGCGCTCTCGTCCTCGAGCTCCGCCCCTCCCGTGCCGAGGTCTGGACTTGCCTCCCGCGGGGGCTTGTTAGCATGACCACCATCGAGACAGAAGATGGCCAGGCCGATGCAGATAACATAGTAGAGAGCGAGGTAAAAGCGCCAGGCCTCAACTTCCCACTGAAATTTCTCGTCAAAGGAAGCCAGGTACAACTCATTCACGAGGTGCATCCCGTGCAGCGCTGCGAGTACTGCGGCCGTCTGTACAAGCACAAGCATGAATGCTCGGCGCGCCGCAGGGATTTCTACTTCCATCACATCAACAGCCATTCCTCCAACTGGTGGCAGGAGATCCAGTTCTTCCCGATCGGCTCTCATCCTCGCACGGAAAGGCTCTTCCTCACCTACGATGTGGAAACCTACACCTGGATGGGGTCCTTTGGCAAGCAACTCATACCCTTCATGCTGGTCATGAAACTCTCTGGGGACGAGCGGCTCGTCAACATCGCCTACGACCTCGCCATGAAACTAAAGTGGGATCGCTGGCAGCAGGACCCCAAAACCTTCTACTGTGTCACCCCAGAAAAGATGGCAGTCGGCCAGCATTTTCGCCAGTACCGGGACCAGTTACAAACAGCACTGGCAGTGGATCTTTGGTCCTCCTTCCTCAATGCGAACCCTCACCTGCACGAATGGGCCCTCGAACACTATGCTCTCTCTGACCCCACAGACCTAACTTTCGAAGAACTTAAGAAGCTGCCTCATGTCAAGGGCACCCCTCGATTCATAGAACTGTACATAGTGGGGCACAACATCAATGGCTTTGATGAGATCGTCCTAGCCGCTCAGGTGATCAATAACCGAGCAAAAGTGCCCCAGCCTTTCCGCATCACCCGCAATTTCATGCCCAGGGCAGGCAAGATACTCTTCAACGATGTTACTTTCGCTTTGCCCAATCCCGCCTACAAGAAGCGGGTAGACTTCCAACTCTGGGAACAGGGGGCCTGTAATGACATCGACTTCAAGTATCAGTTCCTTAAAGTCATGGTCAGGGACACCTTTGCCCTCACTCATACCTCTCTGCGCAAGGCCGCCCAAGCATACTCTCTCCCCGTGGAGAAGGGATGCTGCCCCTACAAGGCAGTCAATCAGTTCTACATGCTGGGCTCTTACCGTGCAGACAAAGACGGGTTTCCCCTCGAAGAGTACTGGAAAGATCGCGAAGAATACCTCCTCAACCGCGAGCTGTGGGAAAAGAAAAACCAACCAGGTTATGACATCATTCAAGAGACCCTTGACTACTGCGCCCTGGATGTGCTCGTCACCGCCGAGCTGGTGGCCAAGCTGCAAGAGTCCTATGCCCACTTCGTCAGGGACTCTGTGGGCCTGCCTCATGCCCATTTTAACATCTTTCAGAGACCTACCATCTCTTCCAATTCCCATGCCATCTTTCGCCAGATCGTTTACAGAGCTGAAAAACCCAACCGTACCAATCTGGGCCCGGGTCTTCTCGCCCCCTCGCATGAACTCTATGACTATGTGCGAGCAAGCATCAGAGGGGGGCGCTGTTATCCCACCTACATCGGCATCCTCGAAGAACCACTGTATGTCTATGACATCTGTGGCATGTATGCCTCTGCACTCACCCACCCCATGCCATGGGGCACCCCACTCAATCCCTATGAACGCGCGCTGGCAGCTCGAGAATGGCAGATGGCTTTGGATGACCCCGCTCACATTAGCTATTTTGACAAAGATCTGCTCCCAGGAATATTCACCATGGATGCAGACCCCCCTGATGAACTCATGCTAGACCCCCTCCCCCCTTTCTGTTCAAGAAAAGGGGGTCGACTCTGCTGGACCAACGAGCCCCTCCGAGGCGAGGTGGCCACCAGTGTGGATCTAATCACCCTGCATAATCGGGGCTGGCGAGTCAGAATCGTGCCAGATGAACTGACGACCATCTTTCCTGAATGGAAGTGCCTGGCGCGCGAGTACGTCCAACTCAACATTGCTGCCAAGGAGCGTGCGGACAAGGATAAGAACCAAACCATGCGCTCCATCGCCAAGCTTTTATCCAATGCCCTATACGGATCCTTTGCCACCAAGCTTGACAACAAGAAAATTGTCTTTTCTGACCAAATGGACGAGAGTCTCATGAAAGGCATCTCAACTGGCACTGTCAATATCAAATCCTCCTCGTTCCTAGAAACTGACAACCTGAGTGCAGAGGTTATGCCCGCCTTCGAAAGGGAATACCTACCCCAACAGCTGGCGCTCCTGGACAGCGATCCGGAAGACAGTGAGGACGAGCAGAGACCCGCCCCCTTTTATACCCCACCGGCTGGAACTGGTCACGTGGCCTACACTTACAAGCCAATCACCTTCTTGGATGTGGAGGAGGGGGACATGTGTTTACATACTGTGGAGAAGGTGGACCCCCTGGTTGATAACGACCGCTACCCCTCCCACGTGGCCTCTTTTGTACTGGCCTGGACGCGCGCCTTTGTATCAGAGTGGTCTGGGTTCCTCTACGAAGAGGACCGAGGCACTCCGCTCGAGGACAGGCCCATAAAATCGGTCTACGGGGACACGGACAGCCTCTTTGTCACCCAGCGGGGACACGAACTCATGGAGACCAAAGGTAAGAAGCGCATCAAAAAACATGGCGGTAAACTTGTTTTTGACCCCGATGAGCCGGATCTGACCTGGCTCGTGGAATGCGAAACCATCTGCGCCTCCTGCGGCGCGGATGCATACTCCCCCGAATCAATCTTCCTCGCGCCCAAGCTATATGCCCTCAAGTGTCTGTACTGCCCTGCCTGCCAGAAAACTTCCAAAGGTAAGCTCCGCGCCAAAGGTCACGCAGCCGAGGCACTCAACTACGAACTCATGGTAAACTGCTACATGGCTGACATGCAGGGCGCCGATCGGCAGCGGTTCTCGACCAGCAGGATGAGCCTGAAGCGCACCCTCGCAAGCGCCCAACCAGGCGCGCACCCCTTCACTGTGACGGAAACAACCCTGACTCGGACGCTGCGACCCTGGAAAGACCGGACCCTGGCAGCGCTGGACGCCCATCGTCTGATACCCTACTCCAGGAGCCGTCCCAACCCGCGAAACGAGGAGGTCTGCTGGATCGAGATGCCATAGAACACATTACCGAGCTCTGGGACCGGCTTGAGCTCTTGCAACAGACTCTTTCCAAAATGCCCATGTCTGACGGGCTAAAGCCGCTCAAAAACTTCTCCTCCCTCCAGGAACTTTTATCGCTAGGTGGAGAGCGCCTCCTAACGGACTTGGTGCGGGAAAATATCCATGTAAGGGAAATGATGAACGAAGTGGCCCCCCTGCTCCGAGAGGACGGCAGCTGCCGCTCCCTAAACTACCATCTGCAACCCGTAATCGGGGTCATTTACGGCCCCACTGGGTGTGGCAAGTCACAGCTGCTCAGGAATTTGCTATCATCACAGTTAATCACCCCAGCCCCAGAAACGGTATTTTTTATAGCCCCTCAGGTGGACATGATCCCCCCCTCTGAATTGAAAGCCTGGGAAATGCAAATCTGTGAGGGAAACTATGCTCCGGGGCCCGAGGGTACATTTATACCCCAATCTGGCACCCTCCGCCCAAAGTTTATTAAAATGGCTTATGATGACCTGTCTCAGGAGCATAACTATGATGTGTCAGACCACCGGAATGTGTTTGCCCGTGCCGCCGCCCACGGCCCCATCGCTATCATCATGGATGAGTGCATGGAGAATCTGGGCGGACACAAAGGCGTCTCCAAATTTTTTCATGCTTTTCCATCTAAGCTGCATGATAAATTTCCTAAGTGCAGCGGATACACCGTCTTGGTGGTCCTGCATAACATGAACCCGAGACGGGATCTGGGCGGCAACATTGCCAACCTCAAGATACAGTCAAAAATGCATATAATTTCACCCAGAATGCATCCATCTCAGCTTAACAGATTTGTAAACACATACACCAAGGGGCTCCCAGTTGCAATCAGCCTGCTCCTTAAAGATATTGTGCAACATCATGCACTCCGACCTTGTTATGACTGGGTGATTTATAATACTACCCCGGAGCATGAGGCTCTTCAATGGAGCTATCTCCACCCCCGAGACGGCCTAATGCCCATGTATCTAAACATTCAATCCCACCTCTACAGGGTCCTGGAAAAAATCCACCGAGTTCTCAATGATCGAGACCGGTGGTCCAGGGCATACCGTGCGCGAAAAATCAAATAAAGATTCATTACAGTTTAAAATCAACAAGTATCTCCTTTATTTATTGATTAATCTTTATTTAGACTTTGCTGTGGCAACAGCAGACTCAGTTTGCTCGCGCAGCTGGGCCACCTGCTGAGACAGTTCACCCAGGCGCTGGGTCAACGCCTCAAGCTGCGCCAAAAGAACAAGTAGCTTGTCCTCAGCCAGGGTCGAAGGGTTATTTGAGGAACTGGTATTGGCAACGATGCTTCCATAATAGCCAATTCCAAGGACGGTATTGGCGGCAGCAGAAGCGGCAGCAGCTGCAGCTGCATCCAAGGGTGAAGAGCTCAAAGTGGCATAGGTCAGTGTTGATGAATTGGCGGGCTGGACTGGTCTCCCATCCACAGTGGATCCCATGACATTCTGACGAACTCCTGCCCATGGTGGGAGACGGCCCGTCAGATAAGGGCTAAAGACTCCCCCCTCAAAAGAAGCGCTTCCACTCATGACAGCTGCAAGACAGAAAGAACAAAATTTACCCAATCTGTCCACCATATTCACATAAGAGCCCATCCAAAGTATCCCACTACTACTCACTTTAGTCAGTTTCTTCACCACTAGAACCGAACTCCGCTCCAGTGCAGGCAATCACCAAATGATCTGGCCTTAGTTCTTCAGTCACATCCACACACACCGGCTGGAACCTGGCATGTTTGCCCCCGCACTCGCATGCGCGTACCCTCGACTTCGTGTCATCATATCTCAGGATCTTCCATATTTGCAGATTCATGTCAAAGATTCCTGTTAAACTCATTCTGGAAAATGCATCTGGTTCCAACATCACTTTCACATTATTCATGTTACACTGGTATGGCATTAACATTCCTCTGCGTCCACCTACGTGCATGGTACATTTGGTCATCACATTATGTTCCAAAACAGGCCATTTCTTGCGTGGGTGAGAAACAATATGCACGGTAGCCAGCATATTGCAATGTCCGCCAGCACATGTCAGCATCTGATAAGGCCTGTCATCTGAGGGTCCGCAGATCATATTATGTTTCACATTGGCATTTCCCTTCATCAACATGAAACAGCCAGTTTCGGAAGAAGCACAGTGGCTGACTCTGGCTTCTCCTTCATTTAGTATGCCCAGGTTACATCTCTCAAACATACATTTCTTCACAGACAATTGACTCTTGGTCCTGCCTGATGTTGCAATCCAGCATGCATAGAAACTACAGCCTCTTACACTGACCTGCCCCCAAGCTTCCACACATATATTATTAAAACCAAAAAAGCTACAACCATGCAAAATCAATTTAGTATTAGCCATAAAAACCACACCATTATACCCATCCCCTCTAAACTTTACATTCATAAAGGTTACCGCCTCCATGCCAATCACCCCTGGCCACATACCCATCATACAGCATCTAAAAACTGTTCTGTCCTGAGTGTCTATCACTACCTCAGCCCCATTCCCTGATATATAGCATGCATTTCTAATATTAATCCGTTTAGTAATTCTGTACAATTTATCAGGCCTCAAAGCTATCTTGGCATAATTCCTAATGGCAACCTCCCAATCATCCTCAGGCTCCAACCAACATGTTTTCACCTGTTCTAGAGAATATTTCTCTTGCAATATTGATACTTCATCCCTGCCCTCATTCTGAACCTCATGCCACCATATAGTTTCAGGACGTCTGCGACTCATCAAACTTAAAGCCAACTCAGATCTGGGATTAGTTCCACTAGGATTCCTTTCCCTCTTAATGCCCCTGTCCCGCCCACTGGTTGTAGATCTAGTAAGCACCCGTCGCAGTTCAGGAAACAAGTCAGCTACTCCTCCGCCTCCTCCACCGGAGGGTCCAGGCCGGCTCTCGGATTGTCCTCTTGTTGCACCTCCTCCAAAACCGCTGGCATGGTCGGTGGGTGTCTCAGGATCCCTGCTACACCCAGAGGCTGTACTGGCCAGTAATCTAAGATTGTCCTCATCCTGCGAGCCTTCCATGTTCTCCACAAAGCTGCTGCTATGAAATCCAAAACGTATCCCTTGCTGAAGTGGGTCTGTGGGATCCATTTATCAAATATAAATGTAAGGAAAGCTACAGCAGCAGCAGTTCTACCAGGGGTAGAAAAATCCAAAACTGATAAAACCTTCTCCTTAAAATGAGCCTGGTGGCCCAAGTTAAGAGCTTCAAAAAGTCCTGGACAGTTGTCCAATAACTTTTCAAATTCTTGCCTGTAATCCTGCTTTATCCTAAAGACTAGTCTAGCTAGATCACCACCGAACCAGAATCTCCAAAGACCAGAGACTCTGTCCGAGGCGTTTTCTAGCAGTTGCCTAGTCTGCCTAAGATCTTCCAATATGGCCCAAACCTCCATGGATGGCAGCAAGCTGCTGTGAGCTAACCACACAGGTCTGCTCCTACTTATATATCCCAAGTCCCACCCAATAAACAATAAAACACTCAGCTGCTGACATAATTTTATTACATGACACTCTCACAAAAACAGTGACGTCACATTAGATAAACACAGGTGCGGAGCACTCATTGCCTTGGTATTTTCCGGGTACACAAGTCCAAAGGTTCATCCACACCCTCCAGCAAATCCTCAAGTTTATTCACAGCAGGGCGTTTCCCAGGCTTAAGCTTCACAGAAATGGGCTTGCATACGTTTGCAGGAACGGGTGCCCGAATTTCAGGAGGTGAGGTAGTTGAATCAGGAGAAGGCGATTCATCAGCATCAGACACAGGACCTATAAAAATCAGCAAAACATAAATCACCCATTCAAGAGTTATTAAAACAGCTACTGTTCCTTTAAATTTAACTTTAAACACACTTACTGTAAATAAAGTGGCAATGCGCTCTCATATAACAAAGCGAGCATAATATTTCTTTTACTCCAGTATTTTTCCTGTGAAATTCACAAGACTTACAGCCATGTCCAGGAAGCACCGGACAGTCCAACTTAAAACCATCACTGGCAGCTTTCACTCCCTCACCCGCGGCGGTCTGAATTGACTGCTCATTCTCCACATCTTCATCATCACTCTGAGGAAAACCCTCTTCATAGCAGTATAAGTCCAATTCAGCAGCACCCAAATCAGGTAAATTTTTCCCATCTATGTCGCTTTCCACAATCACCCCTGGAGTATCAAAAGTTCCAGAAGGTGGGTCTAAATCCACTCCCTCATTAGCAGCTAATAACATAGAATCAGTAAAAAACCCATTCACGTCGTTTTCATTAGGGTCCTCCGGTCCGTCTACCTCTAAATCATATAATTCATGAAGCGTAGGAGGATCAAAAGGTGGCTCAGGCGGCTCTGGATCGTCTCCCATCAGTGTATTTACCACAAATTGCAGTATTTCATTCCCAGTCTCAGTGGAGACTATCTCCTGGGACAGGAAGCGCAGGTGTCTCATTTTCAAAGTGGAGATCTGACTCGCAGTGCGGAGGAGAAAACTCTTCTCGCTGGCACTCAAGAGTGGCCTCTTGACGGAACTCGTCAGGTTTAAATACTCTAGCGATCAGCTGACACCTACGTAAAAACACAGGACTTTGACACCGTACGCGGAAATTTAGGTGAAAAACACGGTAATCGAAACCTCCACGTAATCGGTCAAAGTCTACTCGGCCCTCGGTAAATACTCCACCCTGTCATAAACACGAAATTACTCAGAAATTCACTTCCTCATTTAGTTTTCGCGCGAAAATGAGGAATTTTCACTTGCATCCGCCCAAAAACACATCATTTCCTGTCAGAGAGCGCGGGAAAATTGAGTATTTCCGTGTTCAAACCACACCTCGTTTGACGTCACTTTTCCCACGAGAACTTGCAAACCAACTCCGCCTCACGACCACGTCATCAAAACGTCACCCGCCCCGCCCCTAACGGTCGCCGTCCCCACAGCCAATCACCTTTCACCCTCCCCAAATTCAAACGCCTCATTTGCATATTAACACGCACCAAAAGTTTAAGGTATATTATTGATGATGG